GCAGATAAAGGCGGGCAAGTGAAATTATGTGAAAAGTGCTAAAATAGGACTACGAATCCGTAGGTCGCGTGTTCGAATCACGCCGGGCGCACCAGTTAAATCAAGGGGTTACAGACCAAAATCTGTAGCCCCTTTTTCTTTTACTTGCCATTTGTCCCCACATAGTCCCCACTTCGGCCGCTCTTCTCAGGGAACAAAAAAAGCCCAAGGCATACGCCCAGGGCTTCCGCAGTCCGGCCCTCTTTAAATGTCAATACGTTGTCACGCGGATGAAAATGATAGCCTGAAAAATCAGGCTATCACAGAAGCCGCTGAAAGCATTCCGGAAACCGCCTGTGGGTGCAAAATCGCTCCTGCACGCCTATCCGGTCGAACCGACGCCGGGTTCATCTGACCAATCGCGTGGCGCCGGCGTCTTGAGCCCGCGAGTTTCATAAACCGGGACGGCCTCTCCGCACCAGGTCGAAGCCGAGTAGTTTTGGCAGTCCCTGCAGAACCTCCGCGGTGACCCGTTGATGCAGCTTCCAATACGATGAGCCTTACCGCACCTCGGACAAGTCGCGATGATGTGCAATTTTCGGCCGGTGTGAAAGAAGATTTCGTGCAACAGCAAGCCACACCCGCGCACATCTTCATGCGTGATCGGCGCATGGTCAAACCGCATGCTGCAGTCGCCGCAGGTAAAGCCGGTTGAATGGTTTCTGACGGCGCTGGATAGGCAGATTGAATAGTCAGGGCAAAGCAGGTTTCGGGCGGAAGGGTTTACTTCAATTCCTCGTTGAAGCATTCACACTCCTTTCGAGAAAGAGAAGAAACCGCTCCGGGTCTCAATGAACCGCGTGGCAAAGTACGCGGCGGAGCGGCACCCGGAGCGGCACAGGGAAGCCGCTCCCTTTGGGTCGGCGCGGCGATGGAGGGAAGGCGCCCTTGACGGCCCGCGCACGATGGAAGGCTCGCCGTCCGAAGCCTTGGAGACTATGACCCCAGCTTGATTCTCACGGCACTTTCCGCCAGCGCAGGCATACCATCGACCTCGATTCGGGCGATTAGCCCTAGCTGGTTAAATTCGGCGTAAAGCTCGTTGAGGATCTGCACGTCGAAGTTGAGCGCAAAAACGATTTTGTAGAAAGACCAATCGAGCAGAGCGCCCACATAGCTGCCGGAAGTAAACGTGCTCGGGCAGTATTCCGAAACGTCCACAGGTCTGCCCAACAACATCGCGGGCGTGCTCTCGGTGAGCTGAGGCTGAAAAAGATACGCACCTTCACCGTCTTTGAGCTTCCTGATTTGCTTCATAGCATCACGGTGGAAGACCCAGGATGCCCGCTTGAGATATTGCGCCTTCAGCGTATAGGCCGCTTCGATGAGGTTGTCGGCCTTGATTTGAGTTGTGGTGTTGCCCTCGCTCACATCGCGGTCCGTATTGATGCCGTGCGCGGAAACGCTGAAGATGCCCAGCGGCTTGTTGCTGCCGTTGCCGTTGAGAAAGTTGTGCTCCAAGACCATGCCGAACACGTAGGCCATGCGGTCACGCACCAGGTTCACAACGTCGATGCCGGAAGCTCGGACCAGCTTCTTGGAAATCTTGATGCGCCGGGCGACCGGGTGCGGGCTTAGCTGCCGGGCGTCGAAATCCATAGTTGAATCTTCCGCACCCGTTAGGATTTCACCCGTGAACTCAAGAGAGTAATCGCCGGGATCATGATCCACCGCAGGCCAGGACACAGCGCCCGCGTTTTCAACCGTGATGACATCGGCACGGTTCAGGACGAATAGATCGTCCTTCAGCTTCGTGATGACGTTTGTCTGTACGGTCTGAGGCAAGACCATGTAACCGCCGGAAGTCGGCACATCCATTTGCAGCGCCCGCGTGAAGTGCTCGACCGCCTGCCGGTCTTCGCGGTCGGCCCGCGTTTCGCTCCGGTCGGCCTGCCGGTTCTCGGTCGGCATCGGTCTCGTCGGTGTCCGCTGAGATGCCGAAAGCTCCATTTCGCGGATGTCGTTCTTCTGCCGCAGTTCTTCGCGCTTGATTTCCTGGTCCAGGGCATCATAAGCCTGGTCCAGCTTCCTCAATTCATCTTCCTCGGTGACGGAAATATCGGCCTTGCCTTCCAGCGTGCGGATTTGCTGGAATAGGCGATTGCGTTCGGTTCTTTTCTCTTGAAGGTTCATCTCGTTTGTTCTCCTATGGGTAATTGAAGTTTTGTCTTTTCTGACATCTGCCTTTGAATCGGGATAGGCCGGGAATGTGACAACCGAAAACTCCCGCGCCTCTATTTTACGAAGCTCGCGGATACGGTTTCCATCAGCGTCGGTAGTCCAGCGGTCGCCGCCTTCGAGCACACGAAAACCAAAAGACAAGCCCGAAGCATCGCGCCGCTTCACTGCCGCCAGCGCATCAGAATGAAAACTTATCGAAGGGTCCAGGTGCGCAATCACGTTCATGGACTTGTCGGAGTCCATCAGCTTGAGCGTGCCGCCCGCCGTCGATGCCAAGGGCTTCGTCGGGTCGTGCTGCCACAGCAGTTTCACATCGCGGTTTTCGGTCTTAAAGGCGCCCGGCACGATGCGCTCCCGAAAGCCGCCCAGGTCTTTCGAGAACTTTCCGTAGGCGATGGACGCCACAATGCTTGTGCCGCCCATGCTTCGCAGGTTGCCTGAAAAAACAATGTTTCGGATTTCTTCTGTCATCGCGTTTACTTCCTTTCGAAAATTCCTTCTATCTCAATCGCGGTCAAGCCGCGTTGTTTCTAAGCCGGGGTGTTGGAGAGCACCCCGGCAGGAGCGGCCAGGATGGTCCCGGCCTTCAGCCCGCGTCAGCCTTGCGCGGACCGCTACGGGCAGGATGGGTGTCCGCCCGGAGATGGTAGTACTACTTAACGTGTTTGGATTCATATTGCCCGAAAGCCCACCAATCTTTTACGCCCTTCATCGGCAAAACCAAGTCGCGGTAATCGTCCCACAACGACCTGCCAAAATGCCGGTTGTGGATGACTTGTCCGCACAAGAGATAGGTTTCCCAGCAGAGCTGGTCCGGGTCCGTTTCAAAAGTCGGATTCGCCTTGTACGCATGCAAACCATGCTTGAAAAATGCGAGCACTTCAGGCGGCACCGCCTTTTTCTCTTTCCTACGGAAACCCTCTCGCGGTTTGAAGGGCATCGCTAATATTTCCTGGGCGGTCGGCTGTCCGGTGACGGAATGTCTAAGCCCAGCTCCCGCAGTATGCGGACGAAAAGGGCTTTCTGGTCACGTTCGATGCTGGTTGCCGGGTGCGCTCGCATCTGCCCGAAGCGGTCCACGGTGCAAAGGCCTTCAGCCGCCAGGATGTCGCGGCATTCGTCCAGGCGGTCCAGGCATTGCCCGGCAGTCTCAAGCAGCCGCAAATGATGTTCGTTCTCGATCTCGAAATTCGAATGCACTTTTTTCCAAAAGGCCCGGCCTGAAGCCTTCAGGGTGCTCGGTGCTCTTGGAATTGCGTTTTTCATAGGCCAAATATCTCTTGAACCGGGTTCTCAGCCGTCAGAGGTTTGCGGACCGGGCGGTATCGGCAACACCCCTCGACGAGTTATGGACCCCCATACCCCTGATATCATTATACATTCTTCGCTTTCGCTTCCTTCCGTCGCCGCAGCATGGCCGCCTTGAGTTTGGCTCGGCGCCGTGCAGTTACAGAGGGGAAGAGCTGCCGCCCCCGCAGGACACGAAGGTGCCCACTTTCACCGATTGACTTTTTGAATACCCTCAGCGCCTTCTCGAAACCGCCCACGCCCACGGTGACCACACACAAGTCACGCGGCTGACGTGGAAGCGGAGCAGGTCGAAGTATTTTAATCCGTATTTCTTCGTCAGTTAGGCTTCCGGGTCGTTCCACTGGTCATCCTTCCGCATTCCGGCCAGCTCGGCCAGCTCGGTCATCAGCTCCAAGTCGTCGAGGTGGTGCGATTGCCGCATCAAGACCAGCTCGCGCACTTGCTGCCGGATGTCGGGGCTTTTGCTCATCGCCGCGTAAAGCCCGGTCAAGGCATCGGCCAGGGTCAGCCCGGCCAGCTTGAGGAAGTCGCCGGGTTCCATTTGCACCCATGCGGAAACGGCGTTGACAATGGCGCTATCGGTTTCATTCAGGTTTGCTTCCATGAGGTTCAACCCTCCTTCAATTTTCAACAGCTCTCAATAACCGTTAAAACCTTAACAGCCCGCGCCTTCAGCCGGTGGAGAATGACCCAGCTTGACCGCTCAGAGAATCCAAACCGCTCAGAAAGCTGCCGGTGTGTCATCCCCTCGAAATAGCGTGCCGTCAAAATCGCCATGTTGCGCTTGGAGAATCCGGGAAGCTTCGGAAGCTCAGTTGTCGCGCCTCTCTCCATTTCCGGCAGGGTCAGCTTTGGAAGGCAGGGAAGCTCTGAGGTAGGACATAGTTTTTCTGTCAATGCGTTATTGGTTGATGGCAGCTCAGCCCGCAGGCAGGCGCATGGTTCGCGGCAGGTCGAAAGGCAGGTGCATGATTCACAGGTCATTGAAAAGCCCTCGCTGTTTTTCGGGCAGGGTCCACTTCAGCCGCAGGAGCTTTGCCAAGTCGGAGGTGGTCGCAATGACCGGCCCGGCATGGTCACGGAACGCTCCCAGGGCTTCACGCCAGCGCCGGGAAGTATAAACGACAATTACGGATTCTTTCATTTCACGCATCGCTTCCGATCGGCCCGGTTTCAACCCTAAATTTATCAGAGCCGGGAGCTGTCGCCGTCACGAAAAAACCCATGCCGCGCTGCACCCCATTTGCAGAAATAGAGCGCTTAAGCTCTACCAGTTTCAGCGGGTCTGAATGCTTAAGGCAGGTCTGGATTGTATGAAACTCGATTTGCGGCCCAGCTTCGGTATTTCTCACAACAGCCCAGGGGTGTGAGACCTTGCGCTTTTTCCCGCAAAGATAGCACTTTTTGTTTTTGCGGTAGCCTTCCGCAGCAGCAGCTTTTAGGAGTTTTTCGTATTCATCCCTTTCGCCCACAAATTTAAAAAATTCGTCGACCGCCGTTTTGAATTTCGTGTTCATGGCTCATCCATCCTTTTTTTTATACACAGCATGTTGATTGCCCCAAAATTGCCGAATAGAAGTCGTTAACAGCTTTCATCCCGTCGTTGCTGCCGCCGTGGTCTGGATGCCATTTGCGGCTCAGGGCGCGATAAATCCGGTGGACCAGGGCACCATCAACGTGGGAGTCGATTGAAGGCGTATTTGACCTCTCAAGGGCATCCTCGACCGCCACGCGAAGACCTCCGCGCAGCTCGACGTTCTCCCATAACCAATTGAGGTAATTTTCTGGTAAATCCTCGACCGGATGACCCTTATATTTCCCGAACGGCATATTCATTTCTCAAGCTCCAAGGTGGTGTGCGGCCCCGGCCAGGGGAGCCACCGCCCAGCCGGGACCGCTTCGGAATGCCGGGAGGAGCCACCGCCCCGGCATGCCCGAAAGTTTGGTTTTCTTAACAGAAGTACATAGCACCCCATAACCCTCTAGTTTTTTTTCTTATCTCCTATTGTATGTATATCTGTTAAGAATATTATCCGAAAACCTCGGCTGCGATGAGCCATTCGACAACATCGTCTTTAATCTGCCAGGTGTTTGGTGGCCTACCAGGTCCGCCGTCGGATTCCCCGCGTTTCCGGTTCAGGATGCCGACGACCATCATGTCCTCAAGGTTCAGCCGTGCGGTTGCTCCCGGTATGCTCAAGGTGTCCCCCAGGTCGGTTGTTTCGCGCCAGTTGTTGAGCGCTTCGAAAGTTTTGGTGCGGTACAGTTCCCCGATCAGCCGCAGCCGTTGAACCGGAACAAGGTCGCAGCCTATTTTTTTGACGACCCGGTAAACGTCGGCGTCGATGCAGCGCCGTTGATAGGCAAGGGAAAGCCCCATTCCAATCTGCATGAATTGCTTGACGAGCCGTGGGGTGCCCTCGGGCATGGGCTGATAGGTGACGGCCTGGTTCCGGTCGCGGTCAACCGCGCAGCGCCCATAGGCCACAAAACAGGCAAGGCTTATAATCGCCAGGTTGACGGCTTCATCCTTTTGAAATTGCAAACTGTCCAGCTTGTCAAACTGGTTGACGAAGGCGTGAACCGCCTTGCTGATTTCAGCCCGCATGCGCTCTTCCTGCCCGACGATTTTCTGAGCCTGAAGCCCCATGCGCCCGCCGTCGGTGTGTTCGGTGCGGTAGAGTAGGAAGCGGTCCCCCATGCTTCCGATGATGCCGTAATGCTTATCCCAAACAGGCGTGCAAGCCGCGACCAGGCCGAATTTCCCGCGCCAGTTTATTTCCTTGCCGTTCCCAAAAATTTTTGAATATTGCCCGTCGTAGCACTCCCGGAGCTGGGCGATGATTTCCGTCTGTTGTTCCTGCCGCATGGACAGAATCGTTGTGAAGTCTTTCAAAACGACCATCTTGTCGTTGAGCTGCGGGAGCAATGAGGGGTCCGGTCTTCCGTTTTTGGGCAATATGCCGGAAACGAGTGTCGCGGGGGTGATGTTCGAAATGAATTTTGCGGCAGGGTGTCCGTCGAAGGCGCGCAATAGCTCGGTCTTGCTTGTGCTGGGCGGACCTATCAAATTAAGCCAAAGGGGATCCGTCGCCAGGCGGTTGGCAATATAGGCCGCCATAACCACGTCAACGAAATCATCATTTTCGAGATACAGCCAATCATGCAGCGTTTTTTTCAGGGCTGATAAAGGAAACTGAAGCTCGTTCACGTTGTGGCTCCTTTTCGTATCGTTTCACCGACCCGATAATCCGCGTTAGATCAGATTCGGGCAGGGGTGGGTTGTTTCGGACGTTCCAGCAGGCCAGCAAATAGGCCAGCTCGTGCTCTTTCAGCCGGTCCACGAAGTATCCGGCGATTTTTACCCCAGCAACATCGCGCCCGGCGAAGTGCTCGTTCCCGCCTTCGGGAATCCCTTTGAACGCCTCGACCATCCAGCCGGGAGGGTTCCGGCCTTCGGTGGAGTGCTTGCCGCTGGGGGTGCATTTTGGTTCGGGCAGCTCCGCGAAGTCTTCCAGGTCGTTTCTAAACCCGTTCAGGAAATGCAGCTTGACTTCTTTGGCCGGTTCGCTCTTGACGTTCAGGCTTCCAGGTAAACGCATGACGCGGGCGATTTCGCAGGTCGAAGGGTCAGCCTTAAAGTGTGCGCAAATGCGCCGCAGCCGGTCTTCGATGTCTGGCAGCTCGGCAGGGGTCGCCGGTTCGCGCAGTATCCAATAGAAGTGGACGCCATGACCGGAAAGAACCGCAGCGGAAGGGTGGAAGGGGAAAGAGTCCAGCGCCGTCTTTGTCGCTGAGGGGGTGGTGTCCTTGAAATCAACGTCAGCCCACAGCGCCGGGACATACATAACGTTTTGCTTCCGTCCCTCGCCGGATTTGTCGCGGGTGCCGACGCCGAAAAAGACATTTTCGCGGGAGTGCTCGAAGGCGAACCGCTCGACCCTCGGCAGCTTGTCCAGTTCGACAAAGGCCCGCCCGCTCGGTTTCCCGCCCAGGAAGGCCCGCAGCTCAAGCCGCCCCTCGGAATGCTCATAAAGCGCTTGAAGGAAATTCAGCATGACTATTCCTGGTGGTCGGTCCGTTCTCTGTGCTTCAACGGGATTGAGCGCTCATTCAACCATTGAATAAAGGAAGCCACGGGGTATGCGACCTTGCGCCCGATGCGAAGGCGTTCCTTCGGTCCTTTGCCCAGCGAGTCGAGATTCGCAAGGTATCTCGCCGAGACGGCGCCCCCGGTGAAACGTGCGGCCTCTTCGCGTGCGATGATTGAGGAAGGCCAGCGCTCGCCCATGTCCGTAAATGTCTTTCGAAGGTCCATTTTTGCGTTCTCCCGTTTGCGTTTCTGTGAGCTTTTGGGAGAATTTTACAGGACCGCGAAAAGAAAATCACGATACGAAAGTGCGATTTTTAGGTGAGGTTTCGTAAGTAAAAAAGAGGGGAATCGGAAATGAAAAGGGGGTGCCGACGAACGCCAGCACCCCCCACAGAGCGGAGTCGGGTTATTTTTTCAAAGCGCTGGCGATATGCCGCGAAGGGTCTTCAATCTTGATTCCTACCGCGTTCAGAGCGGCTACAACGACATAGAAAAACGCGTCCTGCCCAGCGTCCCGCCTTGAGCGGAAGGGCTTCGGGCGGGCCTTAAAATGGGCTTCCCACAGGGCGGCAATACGCGACACAAAGGCGAAGGGGTCAGCTCCGGGGCGTCCGCCTGGTGGCTTCGCTTGCTCGATAACTGGAATGATTTTTTGGAGTGCGCATAGCGCGTCCATGACATGCCGCCAGTTCGTGTTTTGCTCTTCAAGCTCGCGGTCGTGCGTCCGCCCAATGAGGTCAGGAATTTGCTCCCAATTATCCATGACCACTTTCCGGTCGGCCAGCCGCCGCAGCTCTTCCAGTGCGTTGTTGAGCCGGTTGAGAATACGTTTCTTTTCATGGCGCAGCTCGGCGCGCTTCGGCAGCTTCATGACGGCGCGCATTCCTGAGCAAAGAATCTGCAAATCATCAAGGAAGGCTTCGACCGAAGACGCGGGAAACGCAGCCAGGAAGCCGCGCAGCTCGGCGCGTTCTTCATCGGTGAAGGCCCAGGCGAAAAGCGAAAAATCGCCGCGCTTGTAGGTGGTCAGCTTTTTCATTTCGCGCTTTCCTTCGCAGGGGTCGCGGGTTCGCGTGAGGGGGTCAAAAAGTTTTCCAAGACGGCCACTGTCCCGCGCCCGGCTTCGGGTGCCAGGTGGCTATATCGCTCGGTCATCGAAATCGACTTATGCCCCAGCCGTTCCTTGACCTCGTATAAGCTCACTCCTGATTGAACCAGCCAGCTTGCATAAGAATGCCTTAACGAGTGAAAAACAACGCGGTCTCGGCGGTCCTGGTGGCCTTCGTTTAGCTTTAAATCCGCGACCACGCGTTCAAACGTGCCAGGAGCTTCGCGGGTCTTTCCGCCTTTCATCGGTGGGTAAACCAAAGCGGAAGGTTCGCCGGGTTCCTTCGCCTCAAGCATTTCCTTGACGGCAGCGGTCATGTAGGCATGCCGGGTGCGGGTGTTCTTGCTGTCCTTGATGGTGAGCAAGCCCTTTTGAAAATCAACGCACCCCCAGGTCAGCCCGAAGATTTCAGACGCCCGAAGTCCGCAGAAGAGGGACAGTAGCGACATTTCATAGGCTTCCTGGTTCTCCCGTTTCAGCGCCGCCAGCAGGGTTTCGGCCTCATCGCGGGTCAGGAAGCGCAGGCGCCTGTTGTCGATTTTCGGGGAGCGGACTTGCCCGGTGGGGTTGTCGCCCATGAAAACCCCGTGCCGCCGCGCATCGTTGAAAACTTGGCGGACCACTGCCAGGGCATACTGGACGCTTCGTGGGGATTGTTTGTGTCGCGCCATGCGATGCTTGATTTTTTCCAAGTGAAACGGCGCAACCGATTTGAAGGGCAGGGGTCCAAGGGTCGGCTTTATCCACTTCGCCCACAAGCTCGCCTCGCGGGTCCATGTTCTATAAGTCTTCTCGGCCTTGCAGGGCGGAAAATAGGTCTTGTCCCAATACTGGCTCAGGGTCACGGCTTCGCGTTCGGCCTTGGCCTTCCTCTCGCGCACAGCCTCACGTTTTTCAGATAGCCGGGCCGGTCCCTCGCCGGTTGTCGCGGCCTTCCGCAGCTCGGCCAGCTTCGCGGTCGCGTCTTCCAGGGTCCAGCCATCTGAAGCCCAGCCCAAGCCCTCTTCAACCCGTTCGCCGTCCTTTTGGTAACGGATTGAAAAATAGCGGTCGAATTTCACGCCGTTTTTGCGGGTCGGATGCTTCCTGAATCGGATTCCTTGCATCCCGGTCGATTGCCACTCCATGCGCCCCTCCTTTCGTTCTGTCCCCACTTTGTCGATTTGTCCTTAAAAACTCATGTCCCCACTTTTGCCGGGTTCCGTAGGTCATTCTGTCCCCACATAGTCCCCACTTTTTTGCTGAAGGTGTGTTTTGTTGTGTGACGTTATGTGAAGGAAGTATAGCGATAACTTACTTGAAAAGCAAGATAAAAATGCAGATAAAGGCGGGCAAGTGAAATTATGTGAAAAGTGCTAAAATAGGACTACGAATCCGTAGGTCGCGTGTTCGAATCACGCCGGGCGCACCAGTTAAATCAAGGGGTTACAGACCAA